TCATCTTCGTAATCGTAGTTTTTAGGCAATAGACGGGGGTCGTTCGGGTTTTGTGTACTGCTCCCGTCGTGCAGTAAGATGTTCCCGTATCGCTGATACTGAAACATTTGGTAGGTGGTTAAGTGTGTCATTTGTGTTTTGTTTCAACAAAGATAACACTTTACACAATACAAAGTGCAAAACTATATAAATTATTTTTGCAACAATGTTGCATTTGTACGAAGGATTGTACGCAGAAACGTACAAAGTAAAGCTATTTATTGACTTTTTGTAAGTTATTACTTGACTTTTTTGTATATTTGTAAAAAAGTAAAGCTATGATATATTTTGTAAAGCAAGGAGATTATGTTAAAATTGGTTATACCAATACATTTAAAAGAAGATTAAATCAATTACAAACTTCAAGTCCAGTTAAGTTAGAAGTTTTAGCATTGATAAAAGGAGATAAATCTGATGAAAAAAATTTCCACGATGCGTTTAAACATATAAATACAAATGGAGAATGGTTTTTATATAATGATGAAATAGAAAGATTTGTAGATAGTTTAGATAAAGATTTGATGTGGAAGTATGGTTTTATAGAAAACGATAATAGCCCAATAGGTTTAATAAAACAAACAAGGCTTCAATTAAATTTAAGCTTAGAAGAACTTGGAGAAAAGCTTGGTATATCAAGACAAGGTGTTATGGATATGGAGCGTAGAGATGCGCAAGGTCGTATAACTACTGGAACACTTTATAAGGCTTTACAAGTTATGGGCTGCAAATATGAAGCAAGAGCAAAGTAACTTTACATAAAAGAATAAAATTACTTGCCAAAATCAGTAGTAAAATGCAGCCAAAAGTAGTAGTATTACTACCTTTTGTTGTACTAAAGTGCAACTCTATAACAACTTTTGAAAGTAAAGTTTATCGCTACCCCCGTATGAATACTCTGGAAGGTAAAGCCTAAAGCCACACGCAATAAGATTATTTGCGCTTGGAAAGTTATCTAAGGTTGTGTAAGTGATAGCTATATGGCAAAAAGTAGAAGCAGCCTTTAAGCGTGTCTTAATCATTCTACGTTGTATGCCCTGCCCTCGATGTGATTTTTTAACCCACGCACGATTAAAAATACAGATGCCTTTGCTATAAATAGAGCCGCAATAAGATACTATTTCGCCTTCGTCTAACATAACCCACCACTCACGATTGAATTGGAACTCATCTCCGCAACCCTTAAAGTTTGGATTGGTGTAATCTAATTGTTTTAACTGCTCGTAAGTTTCTTTGTCTAAAACATTACCGAAGCTAAATATCTTTTTGAGGCGCATTGTGTATGGTTTCTAATTTGGTTAAATACAGGATAGCATCTTGCAGCTCTTCCTTTAAATGCGTTATCCATTGACCTGTACTTAAATCTTCTCTGTCCATTGTTGTACCATACTTTGATTTTCCAACAAGTTCACGTCTACGCATATCTTCTATTACGGCTGCTAATATTTTACTGTCTTGCATATCTGGTTGTGCATTATCGCTCATTATCTGTCTGTTTTGGTGTGCATTTTATTACAAGTTTTGCATTGTAGTTGTACCTTCTTTACTCCTGTTGCGCTTGTGCGTCTATTAGCTATAATTAACTCATCGCTACCGCATTCAGGACAGCTACCTCTATCCGCTCCGAATATAACTCCATAATGCGTTTTAGGTTCGATGTGGTTTTTAAGTGCGTTAAATACTTGCTCTAATAAGACAACATCTTTTTGGCAGTACTTAATCATTTTAGCCATAGCCACTTTGTCTTTATGCAAGACAATGTCCTTCCATAAACTGTACTCTGTTTTTATCTTCGTGCCAATGCCTAAGTAGTCAGCTATGTAGTTAAGCTTGTTGCTATTAAATCTAAACTTCGACCTTGCAACTTTTAGCGTGTCAATAGTTGTGTAGGAAGGGAACATAGGTATTCCGTGAAATAAACACCTGGTTCTAACCCAAGGCAAATCAAACTTGTCGCCATTATGTCCTACTAACTCCGATGCAGTATTGGCAACCTCTACAAACTTCTTAAGCATCGCTTTGTCGTTCTGCTTACTATCCCAATGCAAATAATGTACTTCCTTTTCGTCTTCCCACTTGTAACAAATACAGATTATTGCTCGTTCTTTTATAATGCTTTCAGTTGATATATTCAACTTGTAACCTGCACTCCAAAAAAAACCGATGTTGGGCGACGATTCCAAATCGAAGTAAAGTCGTTTGCGTTTTGATTTTAGCATTATTTATTTTTTGCTGAATTTATCTATTGTAGTGTAACCCATAGCAAATAGCGTTAAATACAATACCGCATCTACTAACTTGTCGCTTGGGTTAATCTTCAATATTATGTTTAAGAACAATGATATAAAAAGACATAAGCTGCCAAGCATAGCCACAACTCGTTTATGGCTTATGCTATTGCTTTCGTCGGATAGTAAGTTTACTAATATAGTTCTAAAGTTGCTCATATAGTTTTGCTTCAGCTTCTCTACGCTTCACTAAACCTTTAAGCACTTCGCCGTTTGCCCGTACCCATTTTCTAAATTCCGCAGGTATTGTTTTGTCTTTAGGGTTAGCATTTACCTTTTTAAGCAAAGTGCTTTTTTGTAAGTTGCCTATCCCTACATTAAACGTAAACGAAACAATCGCAGAAAAATTGTTGTCAGTCAAATCTTGTTTAACTAATTGTTTAACCTTTTTAGCAAAATCTTCAACAATCAAATCAAATAACTGCTCTGCACGTTCCTGAGTTATTACATCACCTTCCTTAACTTTCGTGCCATCTTCGTAAAAAGTGTTACCATAACCAATAGTCCAAAGCAAACTTGGGCATTTATAAGCCTTTAGCTTACACCCCTCGAACCTTTTAATTAGGTCTTTACCTGCTTTGTTTACTTCCATAATCTATTCCAATAAGCTAAAACTAACACAATGGCTATTATTAGACCGATTAGAGCCTTCCAAAAGTTATTTTGGGTAGTTACCTTGTTTTTATCTACAATCGAAATTTGAGTACTTTCTGTGCGATTAAACGCTATTGTGTCTTTTTTAGTCAGGTTGTTATTAGTTTCCTTTTCTTTTGTTTCGTACACCCATTTAGTTACAACCTTTGGCACTACTATAATGCTATCCTTTGAGATGCGCACTGTATCGTAGATTGTAATTGTCTTAGTAAATACCTGCTCCTTTTCTATAATCTTGGTAACGCTATCGTAAAAAGTAAGATGCACGGAGTCAATCTTAGTTGTCCCCGTGCTATCAAATCTCTTTTCAAACTTCTTAACCGAAGCGCAAGATGTAAGTAATAAAGCTAAAAGTATTAATCTCATTTAAGTTTTTTGGTCATTTTGTAATAGTAACGGATAGCCATTACACCAGAAATAATAGCCACCAAACTCGCCAACAATGTGAATAGTGGTTGAATAGAAGTAAGGCTAAGAATAGCACTTACTACGCTAACGATTGTTGATTGGTCTGCTTGGTGGTTATTTGCCATTATAATTCTTCTTCTTCTTGTTTGTTAAATTCTATGCCTGTTGTCCAATCTTCTAAGAATGTAAAATCTTGTAATCCTTCAGGATTGACTACGTTAATTATTTGAAAATCAAATTCTTTATCATTTAGCGCATCAATATCTTTGGTAAGCTTCTTGATGCCTTCCTTTGAGAATTTATAATCTCCCTTTTCGTTTAAGATTAAAATACCTTTTTCGTCTACTGAAGCGTTATCTAAACGAAGTTCCTCAACTTGTGCGTTGTATTCTTCGTGATACTTTTTTACCTTCTCATAAACTTTTACCAATTTCTTGGCTACTTTTGTTTCTTGATTTCCGATTACTGAATTAATGCTCTGCACTAATTGTTGTAGTTGTTTGTACTTCATTGTTTGTTTTTATTTGTAAAGATAATTCAGGATTTTGGAATGGTAGTGGCAAATTTACAATCGGTGGGTTTTTAAGGTTCTCGATTTGCGCCTCAAGGTTACTATCTAAAGCGTGGTCATCTAAGCCATTTGCTAACCACTCAACTACTTTAGAATAAGTTAAATCCTCATAAGCAGTAAAGTCGGTTGCCGAAGGTGTAGCACAAGCCATTGTTCCGTAAACTTCTGCAAAGTATTGCTCGTCTTGTCCTTGATAACGATAGTGTACTGTCTTAACTACATCGGTTAAACCATCTTCGCTTGGTGCGGTGTCTAATTGGGCTATTACCCATTTTGTTTCTAATGCCATAATTAAGGTGTTGAAGTGTATAAATTAATAAAATAAACTGTTCCGTCTATACTGATAGGGATATAACCACCTGAGTCGGTTGCCGTTCCAGATTGTCTTGTTCCTATTTTGAATGCTGCTCTGCCATATCCCGTGTCTGGTTCTCCTGTCTTTATTGAGCCTGTTGCTATTTCAACATTTCCCCCACTTGTTATGCGCATACGTTCGGTGTTCCCTGTTCTTATATGAAAATCACTTACACTTGTTGTGCCTACAAAAGAGTCGTTACTAACTCCGCACTCAAGCATAACTGTTGTACCAGCAGGATTTGTTATTTTTACGCCTTTTGTTCCGTCTACTGCTGCATTTGCAACACCTAAATGTAATAATGCCGAAGGACTTGTAGTTCCAATCCCCACATTGCCACCGCTTGTTATTCTCATTCTTTCGGTAGCGTTCGTACCGAATCTTAAATAAGAATTACCTGTTCCAATATACATTGGGTTGTCTGCGCCATAAAGTAAAAAGGCTTCATAAGCACCTGTAATTCCTAATACTCCACCTGTAGACCTTTCTATTCCACTCCATAAAGTGCCGCCTGTATTTACAATTCTTTGGTTTGTAAAATTAGTTCCTGTAGTAGATGTTAATCTTAACGATGCTTCAGCAACAGAAATATCTAAAGTAGTGCTTGGCGATGCAGTACCTATACCTACGTTACCGCCACTTGTTATGCGCATACGCTCGGTGTTGTTAGTTTGGAATGTCATTGGAATACTGCCATTCGTATATAAACCAAAAATCGCATTTGTATTATCCCAAGAAAGACCGCCTTTTACGGAAGTTGCATTTGCTATATCTACACCGCAATATTGCGAAGTTGTATCTAATAACAATTGAGTTCCATTTCCACCATTTATATGTAACTTATAAGCAGGATTTGTAGTACCTATACCTACGTTCCCCCCACTTGTTATGCGCATACGTTCGGTGGCTGAACCCCCTGTTCCTGTTCTAAATATAATTCCACCATCACGAGCATCTAAATAAGTGTCATCTGCATAAGCTAAGATTTGTCTATAAGTACCAGAAGAATTTTTAAATCTTATTGCATAATCATAATTAAGAAATATATCTGTACCAACAGTTACACTACTTGAGAATGTAGCTGCTCCTGTGGAGGCTATGGTAAGCCTTACACTTGCCCCTGTGTAAAAGAGCATATTTTGAGCATCGCTTATACCAATCTCACCATTAATTGTATTATTGGCATTGTTTCTAAAAGTAAGAAAACCAAAACCATCTCCACTTCTTCCAAGTATATGTATACCTGTACCACCTGAATTAGATTGTACTGTTAATGGCGCATTTAGATTTGTTGTTCCAATCCCCAATCTACCACTCGCATCTAACGTCATTGCTTGGGTAAAGGATATAGCGTTACCTGCCGTTCCTGAAGGAGCGTTGTACCAAACGTGAGAACCAGCTGTTTGTTTATATTGTGAAGCTACATCTGAATTAATATATTTCCAACCTGCATTGTAATAAGCATTTACGCTATACCCGCTTTCATAAGTTGAATATTTATAGATAGAAGCAGCACCAACTTGTAATGCTCCTTCCGTTCCACTCGCCCACGCACTCGGTGTAACTCCTAATCCTAAATTGCCTGAAGCGTTGAGTGTTAATCTTGTAGTATTGCTTGTAACAAATACTAAATCACTTGCTGATGCAACTTGTATAGCTGCTTTGTTTGTGTCATAAGCTGACCTTAAATAAACATCTGCTCCACCTGTTTCTTTTAAATATACATAACCACCTGCGATTTTTAATTTTGCACCTTCCGAATTAGTAGTAGCACCAATTAAAATATTGCCACTATTATCATAAATTGCGCTATTCCCTATTGTACTTGTACCTGTAAACTTAGGTAGGTAGTTAGTAGTACCTGTACCGGTTACGGGGTTAGTTAAAGCGTTTTGCTTATTGTTAAACGTAGTCCAATCGGTAGAAGATAAAGCACCCGTTGTAGAGCCTGAAGCTAAAGCTAAACTTAAAACCTGAGTAGATAAGCTTAAACCATTAGCCGTTCCTAAAGTTACTGCGTTATGTCTTGCTGCCGTATTTGCTGCTACGTTTGTATTAGCATTTACTCTTGCTTCTGTATAATATAGGTTAGTGCCTTCTGCTATGTTAGAAGTAGTTAAAGTAACCGCACCCGTTAATCCGTTTACACTTGATACACCCGTAGTTAAAGCACCGATATTTCCGTTTAACTTTTGTATCGCACTTAAAATAGTATCTGTTGCGCTTATCGTTCCTGCTCCGCTTGTATAACCCGTTAAGGTACTTGCAATAGCACGAGCATTAGTAAAGTAAAGGTTTGTATTTTCAGTTACCTGACTTGTGTTATAATCGCCACTAACTGCCACAACCGCTCCCGTTCTACCAAATACGCTTGTTACCGCATCGGTATTATCGTCAGTCCAAGAAGCCGTAATAGTTCCCCCGTCTTGTTGTGTAAGTGTTAAGGTCTTTGTTGTTGTACCCGTTACGGCAGCACTATTGATTTTATCGTTATAAGCAGCGTTCCAATTTGATGCACTTGCAATATAGGCATCTGCTAAATCAGTATTTAAATGTAATTCATCTAATAAAGTTACACCGCCCGTGATACTTGCAGCGTTACCAGAACCGCTTGACTTTACAACTGTCAAAGCCTCTCCTGCTCCACCCTTTGTAATAGATGCAGCAACTCCGCTACCGCTTGAATGGTTTATTACTAAATCTTTAGCTGATAAAGTATGCGTTCCTAAATCTACATTAGCAGTTGCACCCGTGTAAGGTACATACCCCGTTAATGTCGGGAAGGTAGTTAAGTTACCTGCTCCGTTTATGTATTGGCTTGAAGTACCTGCGAAAGCAAATGCCAACGTACCCGATGTGCTGATTGGAGAATTACTTATTGTAATGCTATCACCCGTAATAGATGCAGCTACACTTGTTACAGTACCTACCGCACCGCTTGAACGCTGATAAATACTGCCACTATAAACCACATAATCTCCCACTGCAAACGTAATAGGTCCAGCACCAAAGTTTACTGTACCTGCTGCGTTACATAAATAAACATCGCCTGTATCGCCCGTACCATTCGCAAGTGTTGGTGTGTTAGTTGCTGCACTCCAAGTCCCCTTGTATTCCATTATAGAATTAGGTAACTGACTGATAGGCACTTTACCATTAACATCAAGTGAAGCGTAGCCATTACTCACACCCTTTTCGCTTCTAAGCTGATAAGTGTCTAATAAAGATTGCGAAGGGAATACTTCAACATAAGCACTACCGCTCCACAAGTAAAGTTTCTTTGTGTCTTTAGCGCAATAAATAATATCTATTACACCCGTTGCAGGGAAGTCGCCAAGTGTTGTATAAAACGAAACTGCACCGCCAAATATCGCACCTAATTGTTCAAGCGTAATCTTCTTACTAACTCCACTAATCGGGTCGCCAA